CCATCATAAACACTATTTGTTCGTCTAGTTAAAAATACATATGCATAATTACTAATAAATGTCCATTGGTTCATTTGTATCATTGGAACGTTTGATGCTGTTCCATCCTGAACCGATAGAAAATCACTATGCGCAAGTCCATTATCATGTATAATAATTACATTAACAGTACGAATTTGAGTTTGTTGTATTGAGGGTGGGAAAATCGTTCCGGGTGGATATGGTAAGAAAAGCCCAATAATACCACTTGAGGCACTAGTATCCATATTCCAAGCACCAATTGGTGATGTTATATGCTTAAGTTCATTGTCAGCCAAATAGCTTTTAAAGTTAGGCATTGTTATGTTCTTAAAGGGACTTCCAACTTTACCAAAAACTAATTTATCGGTATCAACTGGTGTTCCTTCTAAAAGTCCAAATAATTTCTTGTCTCCCATAATTATTGGTATGTAAATTTATCGTTATTATAATCTGTAAAAATAGAACCATCATTATCCGTCAGATAATATGTTATTTCTGGCGGTACTGGTGGAACTGGAGGTATTGGTGAAACATATTCAACATATGCATCAAAAAATCCAAAATCATGTGCTAATTGTTTCAATCCAAATTTTAAATGGTAAATAGCATATAAATTAGGAATAATTATTACACCACCAGTATTTGTTTTTCCTGTAGTTACTGCTTGTAATATTGTTTTTTTTAATCTCTCCATTATTCAACATTCTTCCTCAACAATACTTTAATATCTTTTTCTGGGTATTTTATTTCAAACATTGAATCCCTTGTTGAATAAATTGTGTTATTTTCAATTTTAATTTCACCTGTGCTAGTATTCGTAATTGCTTGTGCAATTGTATTATTTGAATACTGGTCACCTACCTTATTAAACACTTTAATATTAATAATATTAATAACACCATTTACTCCACTAATCTTATTTCCCAATTTACTTAAAAATAAATCTTGATTCATTTCATGAGAATTAATATCCAAATAATCTCTAACTATTGAAATTATATTATTGGCAATCTGATTATCTGCGGTATTAGTAACATAAACATCAATTTCAAAACCTAAATTATATATTTTACCATTGTTGATTTCAATATAATCATTAACCATCCTAAATTCCGTTAAATATTCAGCAATATTAGTATTCATAATTGATGTACTACTGTTATCTAATTTACCTTCAGCATTAATACCTAGAGTTGAAATCAACACTTTATTATTTATTTTAAATGTGTTAATTCTGAATGGTGAACCATACTTCCCGGGCATTTTATAAACCTGTATTTTATAATCAGTTAAACTAACATCCCTATTTTGACTAGAAAAATTATATTTAACTAAATACCTTATTTGTTCTGTGGTTAATCCATCGTTTCCACCAATAGCTGGAATAGGATTTGTTGTATTTAAACTTCTACGAACAGCTTGATTATATTCACTACGAGAACCATTAATTTCTAAATTATATGCACCAAGTTGTGTTAACACATCTGCTCCAATATTAGAAGCGATACCACCACCTGTCCTATATTTAACAAATAATGTATGATTTGCTTTTAATCTCTCACCCAAAGCTGTATTATTTAAAAAGTTTTCAAGAAAATAACGATTACTAACTCCTTCTTTTAATAAACCATCTTTAAAAGCATTGACATCTGAATCACCAGAACCAAAAGTTAATTTGCAGAAACCATTAGGTGTATATTCTTTTAAGAATTTTTTTGTAACATCAATCCATTTACCAACCTTTAAATTATTAGTGTTGGTATTTGCAGATGAACTATATGAATCTTCAACAAAAACACGTTGTTGTGCCAAAGCATCAACCTCATAAAATTTTTCACCTAATTGTACATAATCAACTTCCGTTGGATTTGTTGACCAATTAGTACCTTGCATCAAATATACACTTTCAATTTCAATAACATCTGGGTCAGGAAGCGTAAATGAAAAAAATGGTGTAACATCACTAATATTAATAATTTTCTTGAAAGTACTTGTACCACCATTTATGACAACTTCTCTTTTTGTAACATTATAACTAACAGGAATACCATTAGTATCAAGTACGGGTATAATACTTCGATTAGGGTCACCTAAACTACTAAGCGGTGAATTCCAATCAATATTTTCTTGTGTTTCAAATATTTTACCACCACCAAGTACTTGTGCACCCGCCTTTAAAACTGGATAGTAAGTAGTATTTGGTGTATTTCCAAGAACAGGCACACTAACAGTGAAATCAACAACAGTAACACTTGGTCTTCTTGCTGGGATATTGAATCCCATATTTTTTGCTATATTTACAATACTAGCTCTTTGTTGTGCATATTCTAATTGAGTTTCTTGAAATGCTCTATCAGTATTAACACTAAGATTGTTAGTAACACCTGCGTTTAAATCGATAAGCATAGCACCAACGTTTGAATCAGTGAAATCTGAAAATATTTCAGAATATGTTTGACGAATCAAACCAATTAAGTCGGTTCTAATTTCTCCGAAAGTTCTGCTTCCATATTGAATTACATTTGTTATTTCTGTTGCCATTATATTTTATATTTTAAAAATTCAAATCAATATTACCTTCTTCATTAAGTGCTCCTTCTTCATAAGTAAACTTAATATTAACATTAAGTTGATTTTCACTTATAGGATTTCCTTCTTCATTATTATTCCAATTAAAAGTTACTGAAGTAATTTTAACTTCAGGAATATATAATCCTACCGTATTTTTTATTTCTTCTTCAACATCACTAGCAGTCAGATTATCATTAGGTTCGAAGATGTATTTCAAAAGATTTGTTCCATAATCTGGTTCATAATACCTTTCATTTCTTTGTGTCAATAATAATAACAATAAATTGGAACTATATGAATCTTTACTTACTTGATTCATTTGAATAAAACTCCTAGTTTCGTTATTATCTTTAAAAGGATATGTAATATTATACGAATTCATTATAATTGATTTTTTATAAATACTTAAACAAAAAAATCCCGACAAATTTGTTTGTCAGGATTCATATTCTAAGTCTAATTATTATCCTTTTCTTTTTCCACCTTTTTTTGTTCGTGCTTTCTCTGCATCTTCTCTTTGCTTTTTATCGTCAAAAAGACTTTTAATTGATTCGTGTAAAGAAATTATTGTATTATCCCCATACTTTTGAAGTACACCAGTATGTGTATTGAAATTTGGTTTTTCCAGAGAAACAGCATCACTATCACTTACACATACTCCAGCAAGACATTCATCAATTGCTGTTTCTTGCATATCAAGGGGTAAACCCTCAAGAATTTCTTCATTTAAAACAACCACAAAATTAACTCCTTCTGTAAGAACCTCTATAATATCATTTGCTTTTACGATTTTATATAATTCTTTTTGTTTATCATTACAAAGAACTTCAAAAATAATCCATTGTGGAATACTAGTTTTATTTCTAACACTATCAAATAATGCAACTACGTCATTAGACGCTTTTTCAATTTTAGCCATAAATTTATTTTATTATTGGTTTATATTTCGATTTAATTTCTTTGATTTTTAATATAAGGTCAACAAATCTTGGGTCTTTAGCTTCAAATTCTTCATCAAATCGAGATTCGAGTCCATCAGCGAATTCAAACATATCACCAATACTTGCTTTTACCATAGCTTCAATATCCATCAAAGTTATTAACTGTTGATGAACCATATTTTCATGGTCAGCAATTTCCTTATTTTTTCTCTCTTCATCTTTAAGAGCTTTCATTTTTTCCTCATACTTAGAATTAAGTTCTAATGCTTCTTCTTCAGAAACAGCTTTACTTTCTTTCGATTCCTCACTACTAGCTTCACGTTTCATAAGACTTTCCTTAAGTTTCTCAATGTCGGCTTCAGTACCATTTCCTATTTTACTCTCAGCCAATTTATTGATTTCAAGTATTTTTTTCGCTGCCTCTGAATTAAATTCTTCATTTTCCACAGCATTTTTTAATTTTTCTAAAAAGTCACTCATTTTGTTTAGTTTTTTATTACCCAATAGTTTCTATTTCAATTCCACTAAATTTTAATACTTCATGGGTATTATTATAAATTATTCTTTTCTTATATTTATTAATTCCAAATCCGATTAGTTTTCCATATTCATCACGAATAAAAACTTGTTTAATATCAATAATTTGCTTGAAAATATCTGAATCATCATCAAGTTCATTTGTTTTAAAATGTAAAGGAATAAAAAACTCTAATTGTCGATGTTCAAAACCAATCTTTTTCACATGAAGAAATTCTGTTAATTCTTCAATTTTATTTAAAATTTTCTGATTATCACGAATACCAAGAATAGGGAATTTGAAAGTCTTTGACTGGTTTTCTAAATCAAGAACTTCAAATTCTCCATTATTTTTTTCTTTAACAACATCAAGTGCATTAACAATACCAACCTCAATTGGTATATTATTAAAAATATACATAATTTCCAAATCATCATCCTTTGTACGTCTTTCTTCAAACTCCATAGCAATAACCTCACCTAAAGTTTTCCCAACATGCTTATGTTTATCATCAAAAAAACCATAGTGTTCATATCGTCTACCCCAACGGTCTTTCATACCATAAGAAGTTCCATGTTTATCAGCAGCAACTGCCATTTGATGTGGAGTTGCTGTTTTTATGAACTTATCTGCTTTTTTTAATACTTCATAATAGTCTTTAACATATTTTTCATCGGTTTGTCCAACATAAAACTTTTCAAGCAACTGATTATGATTACGCATTCTCTGAGTGTGTTTATTTCTTTCATCCAGATTGTTGGGGTCAGCTTTAAGGATTTCTTGCTCAGTGTTATAAAGAGCAATACCGAGTGTAACCATTATTAATCGATACTTGAAGTAAACCCAAAGAATTATATTTTGAAAAATTTTAGGCATTATATTTTAATTTGTTCTAAAAATTTCATAATTTTTTGTTTTTGTATGTGTTATTATTAATAAATACACACATCTTAATTTATTGAATTACTAACCCCCTAATGACCACTGATTTATAAAAATTAGCACGTTCTTTTGTCACATATTCTAAATTATATTTTTCTTTGAAATCCTCATATAATTGTTCACCTAGACGTTTACGTAAATCAGCATCTAATATCAACTGTTTCAGATATTTCTTCCAATATTTATGGGCATTTTTCTTATTAGGGATTAATACACAATTTTCCATGTGCCTACCATGTACATTATATGGTGGAATATCACTACAAACAATAGGAAGTTTTCTTGTCCAACACTCAACTTGTTTCAAATTAGATTTTTTTATGTTAAAATCATTATCTGCAAGTGGTGCTAAAACAATATCTGTTTCATCTAATACTTGAGCATAAGTATTAGCTTTCTGAGTCCATCTTCTTCCAAAATTACCTTCATTTTCATACCTAACATTCCTTTCAAAATTCATAAGCCATTGAAGATAATCTGGATTTTCAATTAAATGGTGGTTATCGGTTAAGATTTTTTCATAAATAAGATATACGCTTTCCTTAGACTTAATGTCTCGTTGTTTACTACTAAAAACTTTATCTCTATATTTTTCTTTAATATCATCAGGAAGTCTAGGGATTTTATCTACATCACCTCTTGATTTATTAATAGCTTTCACTACTTCATGTACCCAAAGTCCTCTTTTTTCAAGCTCAGTTTTGAAATCTTGATTAAAAGTAATATCAGTTGTACTACCTTCAGTATCCCAACCAGCAATAATTATTTTAAATTTATCTCTAGTCTCTGAATTTGCTTGTAAATAATTTATAGTATTTTCTAATTGCTGAACATCACCCATGTGAGAACTACCGGCTGCATATGTTATTCTTACTAAACCATCAGGGTCTGGTTTCCAATTATTCTGGAATTGTTTCATCCATTTAGGGTCAATACTATTGAAATAAACTTGAACATTATCTTTACCAGTTATTTTACGAATTTCATCAGCAAAAATATCTGTTGTTGTTGTGACATAATCAGCAATTTTTAGATTCTCTAAAATAGGAACATGTAATTGTCTTTCAATACTCATACCATAAAATGGATGTTGTTTATGAAGTTTCCAATAGTCATCAATATCAACAATTAAAATAGTTCCAGCTTTTTTGAGTTCTGTCGCTAATTTTAACATTTGAGCAGTATCACTTATAAATTGACGATGATAATGTATGATGTGAAATGATTTAAGATAATCAACGATTTTAGGGTCATTAAAATCAAGCTGTGGATTTATTTCAACATAAAAATCATCACTATGATTTCTTTCCAGTTCCATTGCAGGTGTTAGAGTTCGAAAATAATTTACACCTGCTCCATCCAAATTATAAAACAATATTCTAATTTTTCCGTTCATATTATAATTTTTTATAATTGTATTATATATAGTAATACGAATATTCTAAAAAAATCTTGAATAATAAATAAAAAAAGCCAACAAATAAATGTTAGCTTTCTTATAGTGTGTGTATTAAATTAATCCCCTTAAACTTTCTTTGTTATTTTTCCCTTTTTTTGTGACTCCACAGTAACTTCATCAACCGCTTCAATAATAGATTTTTTAACTTCAACAACCTTATTATTAGGTTTTTTTGATTTGGGTTTTCTAATAGCTTTAGGTTTTTTTGTGATTCTAGCAAGTTCAATGGCATCTACATCACTAATCATAATAAGATTCTTGATTCTTAATCTATGTACCGATAATGGTAATGATGGGATGGTTAGATATACTGAATCATTTGGTTTTATATTAATAGTTTTCTTTGTCATTTTATCAATATAATCAATTGACATCGTAGTATTGAATTTTCTATCTCGCTTTGCGAGACGATTTGTAGTATTTGTTATTTTATAAGTATTCATCTTAAATTATTTTAGTCCTTGAATTATTGTATTACCGTATTTTATCCCATCATATCCCATTTTCTTAGCATTTTCAGCAACAGCTTTAGTTTTCAAGTTAATAGCAGGAACATCATATTTTGTACTTATTTTTTCAAAATTAACATTTGGAAACCAACTTTTTACTAATATATCTACTGGTTCTTGACCATCTTTATAGGTTATCCCCAGAGAATTAGTATCTAATAGATTTTCAAAATCAATTTCATATTTATCAAAACCAGTTTGAGGTTTTAAACTAAAGAAATTACCAATCACTGAATTTTCTTTTATTGGTTCTTTCCTATAACCAATAATTGTTTTCTGATTTTTGTTTGGTTCTTTTTCATTCTGAGTCTCAGCATTATCTTCCTCCAACGAATCTAAAAATTGATTTTCATCATCCCCATAAAAATTAATAGTATCTTGTACCTCAACTTCTTCTAACCCTTGTGATTGTTCATATTCATAAATATCTTGAATCTTATTTAGAATTCTACAAGCATCCATAAAATCCATATCTAATTTAACTACCATTATTGGTTTATTTTCAAACATCGCTTTAAAATAACGATGATGACCATCACAAATCTTATTATCAGCAATCCAAATTGGTTTTGAGTCATCAATATTTACACCTGAAATTTCATCAGAATAAACTAAATTTTGTGATGGTTGTATTCTATCATTCTCAGTCGGATTAATTTGAATTACATTATAATTAATATTCTCATCATCCAATTTTCCCAATATAATTTCATATGATAAATTTAATTGTGGTAGATGATATGGTCTCCCGTTTTTTAGCATATTCTGAATTTTATTATAAATACTCTTATTTTATTTTATGAATTTCTTCATTAATCATTTTTAATAAAATATTAGTACTTTCCATTAATTGGACTTTATCGTTATTAACATAATAGATATGATATTGAATATCTGGAGATAATTTATCTTTAATTTTAGTATATTCTGCAATTTTATTTTGCATTCCACCAGCAAAATCATCATAAACAACAATCTCTTTAAGGTCTTGATTATAGTTTTCAATTCTTAGAATAACATCACCTTTATCTGCTGAACCTTTTTTTGTTATAAGTTCATCCACAACAATCCCATTTAACCTTAAAATATTTTCAAGTTCGGGACGAAGTTTTTCCATACGAGAAGTTAAAATAATCGTTGTAGTATCGGGGTCAGCCATATCATTCTTCAATAGTCTCAATATGTTTGGAAATGGTTTGATATCAAACACATTAGTATCAAGACTTTCCTTACGACCCCACCATCCTTGATATGGATATGGTTGTCCTGTCTTTTCTTCCCATTCTTTTTTACCTGTCTCAGGCATAGGACTATCGATTAATGTTCCATCAAAGTCGAACACAGAAAGCCTTTTCATGATATATAGATTTTTTTCGTAATCATATACTGCTAATCTTTTCATTTAAATATTGTTGTCATTATGAATTTATTAATATCACTAAATGGTACTACAACAACAATGTCTTGACGACCTGTTCTCTTATATCTATAATAAGCAATTTCCCCTAAATTATTGGGTTTAAGATATACATAACCAGTTGGATTTATTATTTTCTTTTCGGTAAAATTTTTAATATTCAATCTATGTATTAAATCAAAACGGTCTTCTCTATCAAAGGCAATTGCATGTGCCTTACCATTAATCCAACCATCTCTACCATCAACTGTTTGAAATTCAATCCAAGTAAACCCATCTTTGTGACATTCTTTAGATTTAACATCAACAAGTGCCTCTTTACCATCCTTAATTAACTTAACATCCCAATGCTCATATTTATCTTGGTACTTATTCGGTCTAATACATTTATATCCATCACGTATTGCTAATTCAATAAAATAATCCTCGACCTTTTGAGCTTCAGAATATTTTTTATTTTGTAGTTTAACTAAATTTGACATTATTCTTCCTCACTTACTTTACCTATTAGTGTCATTGGAAAACCAAGTGGTTTCCAATCAGTTAATTTATTTGACATGACTGGTTTACCACCAGCATTTCGATTTACGGCTATGGTAATATGTGGTTTAGTATTTTTTGATGTATAACCTTCAACACCAACAGCAAACACTAAACTACTTATTGCATAATCCACAACATTTAGAGTAATTATTTTATCTTCAAGTAAATCATATTTTTCCTGAGACTCTTCTGGAAGCTTACCTAATTTTATTGTCATATGATGTGCAAAAACATCCCAACCTTCAGGTATCATCGGTGTGAATAACTGAATTAGTTTTGTTCTGGATTCATCATCAAGAACCACTGCACTATAACTTATTTTTTTCACAGGTTCTTCTTTTAAAATATCTTTATCATTTAGTTTTAAAATTGATTTTTTTTCTTTTTTTGTTGAAAACACCAATTCATCACCAACCAACATACGATTTTTTTCAAATTTTTTTACATATTTTTCCCCTGCATCTTTTTTTACATAAGCTATTGTTATATGTCCATGATATTCTGGATAAGTAATTTCACATGGTAATTCACGCATTTTAGAATTCATTTTATTTAAAATTCCTTTATTAATATCCATTTTTACAACATCAAATGCTTCATTTTCAAATATTGAAATACCATTAATTTCAACCTTAATCGGTTTTAAATCAAAATTTTTCTCATACAAATCAAACACCTTTTCTGCATTTACGTTATTATGAAAACCATATAATATTGTTGCATGTGGTTCAGTTTCAATTCCAAATTCATTATTTTTTTCGTAAATATCTTCTTTTTTTATTATAGAAGTAATTTTCTTCCATTTAGGAATATCGAAAAACAACATAAGTGCACCATATTCAATTTGCTCATCACCCTCATTTATTGTTTCTTTTAATTGTTCAGGGGGCTGATTTACCAAAGATAATAATTCTTCACGAGTATTCCTAACATCATCATTATATATTTTCATTAACATGCTTTTCTGCATATCACCAATCTCTTTACCACGTAAACCAGCATCCATTAAATCATTACCGTTCACAGCTAACTCATTTACAGTTTTTGGGTATTTACCCGCTAATAATTCCTGTGCTGCAACCTGTAAATTCTCTGGTAATATTTTACTATTTAGAACATCAGTTCCTTTACTTTTAATTACCATATTATGTGCTGCCGTTCTATTTATCATTTTATTAGTACTTTCAACAGGCATCCCAACTGAAAGACCTTCAATTTCATCGATAATATCATTATCACCTCTGAAATATTTCTTATAGAATTCAACAGGTGATGTTGCGTCATGTGAAAGCAAATAAATATATTCACCAAGCGTTGTAACTTTATCCCAAACATTATTCGCCAATAAACCAGCATCAACACCCATATTCCTTAAAATTCCACTATCTTTTAGTAAAAAAGCACCCTTAAACTTATCACCCTTTTCAACAATCTTTTCGATTTCAATTTGAATTCTTTCATTATCAATAGTATTGATTTTATCAGCATTAGCTTTAATTTCCTTATATGTATTGGGGTTAATTTCCATATTAAATCTACTGGCAAATTGAATTGCTCTTAACATTCTTAATGGGTCATCAATAAATGATTTTGGATGAGTAATTTTAATTTCACCTGATTTTAAATCAGCAACACCATTAAATGGGTCGATAATATTCCCATCCATATCTTTAGCAATAGCATTAATTGTAAAATCTCTACGCTCTAAATCCTTTTCAATCGGTAATCTATAATCTGCCGTAATTTCAAAATCATTATGCCCCTCACCAGTAGATACTTCGGTTCTTGGTAGTGCTATGTCGATAACGTCAGTCTCTGAACTTTCATCACCACCTTTTGGTATGAATTTAGTTACAGCAAAACTATTACCGACAGGTTTTACTGTACCATATTTTTTTAATATTTGTGTAAGTTTATCTTCAGGAATACCTCTAACAATAATATCAAGGTCTTTACTATCTTTTCCCAGATATTCATCACGAACAGCACCACCAACAGCATAGATTTGACCACCGAGTTTTTCGACTTCGGCTCTAAATGGTAATTCCTGTATGGTTTTTATGTTTTCATTCATAGGTACAAGACTACTAAAATATTCCTTAATATCCAAATTTTTTATTTCTTCTCCAATGATTTGAGCTAATTTTCCAGTACTTTCAGCATCTCTTGTGTTAAATCCAACATGATTTCTTTCAGGGTTATACCATTCTAGGTAAATATAATTACTACCATATTTAACTAAGTCAGCAAATATTGTTTTAAATACTGAAACCACCCTTTTTTTATCATGACCATTTAGATTAAGTTCACCATTAAAATTCTTATATTCAAATATAACTCTAACCCAACCATCTTCAAGTGCTTTATCAAAAACCCTATCATAATCCCAAGAAAATTCTTCATCTTTATATTGTCGCATTATGAGAGCTTTATGATTGAGTTTAGGAACTTCAATAAAACGGTTATCTGGTGAAACCCATGCCCAAAAAGTTCTACTATGTGGAACACTTGTTTCATTAACGCTTCCAAATTCCAAATTATTAATATCTCCTTGATTACAAGCAACACTCGTATTACCTAAACCACCCAAACGACATTTCTTTTTCACTTTTACTGTTTTCGAACCTGTTCCAAACGATTTGTTTCTTTCTTCCAATTTATACTCATCTTGTGTTGCATCACCATCAATATGATTATATTCAAGGTCTTCATACATTGCACTATTAGCATTGAGGTTATTATTAATACTTGGAGAAGTATCGTTTGTATTATATGCAGGGAAATCATCTTGATTAATAGCGTTGTCAGTTGTAAATTTAGAACTTCCGTCTTCACTAATTTTTAATGTGTCTCTATTAAAGAAGCCACGTCTTATTAGATATTCTTGAAGTTTCAATAAATTATTATAGAATTTAGGTTTATTTTCAACGATATTTAATACCTCACCCATATTATTAATACATTCATGGAAACTATCAGTAAGAACAGGAAGACCTTCGACTGCACCATCAGGGTAAGTATCTCGATTTGAAACAAAATTAATAAATTCTTCATTAATAACACCACTACCATCACTTACACTATATGGAACTTGTGCCCACATACCTGTTCTAATTTCATTTCCACCACCGATATCACTGAGTATATCATCATTTCCATCAGCATTATTAAATAACTCATACATGCGATATTGAGGTTGTTGTTTTCTATCAGGACTATAATGTGTATTATAAACTTCATCATTAAGACCGTAGTCAGTCAAAACAATTGATGGTTGACCGTCTCGAAGTACTTCACCATAGCTGCTGGGTCTTCCCATATCACCAACACTTTGACTATAGTTTACAGCAAAATTAATTAAGTCACTACTAAATTCATTTTCCCAAAAAAATTCTTTCATTTCAGGAGTTTGACTGAAAACTGTTCCTCTACCCTTATTTTGATTTATCTCATTTTTTAAAAAATAATATAAATCATTAAGACTTGGAATTCCTGTAAGTTGTTTGATTCTGTTTTCGGTAACCTTCTTTCCCTTTTCTGATAACAACCAACTATCATCTTCAGCACTATCAAAAATTTCTGTTACAATATGTTGAGTATCCCTATAATAACCAGCACCAGCTTCTGCTTCGTTTTGTGCAACACCTTTGGCATTCTTAGCAAGTTTTAAAACTCTCTGACCATCAATATCGTACACAATTCTTCCACTACCACTGCCGATTCTGGTTAGGTTTTCATTTGCATATTTAATTCTACCCGCAAATGATTTTATATTTGAAAGTTCAGGTAAAAAGTTTTCCTTAAATTCAACATATGTCATATTATAAACATTTTAATATAAATACGGAATTTAAGGTAAAAGAATTAAAAGAAAAAAGCGGTATTAACTTACTGCTTTTTTTGCTTTATTTTTTGCTTGGATTTCTTTAATGGTTTGTATCACCACATCCTTTATTAAATCACGATTCTCGTTTAGAACTCCTTTAATTCTTTCAATAGCATACATTTCAATTATTGTTCCCTTAATTGCTTCATCGAAGATAGGTCCTAGATTCTGTTGAAGATGTGAATTAACTATCTGTTGTACGCTTTCAATCAATACAGCTTCATTTATTTGTGCCGATGGTATTCCTGTTGTTTGTGCAGGTGCTTCTTGTTGTGGTAAAGATGTTAATAATTTTTGTCCATTATAATTAACAACAGGATTTGTTGCTCCTACTGTTGTATTTCCAGCATTAAAGTTTTGAATGCTTTCAACTAATGTTCGTTTTCTTTTGGCTTCAAGGTCAGCAAATAATTGGTCATCTCTTTCAGGAGACATATCAATTTTTTTACGTATTTCTGGTTGTTGACGTGGAGCAACAGTTTCATTAATTTTATGTATTGGTGCACCATCTTTTTTCTGACTCACCGTATTCTCAACAACCTTAATTAAATTACTTGATGGGGTTTCAACTCCATTCTCAAGTGATTTAACTAACCCATGTAAAAATGTGTCTCGTGGTACAGCACCAACCGATTCACCAAGATTAGAAGAAGTAGAATATTTACTTTTTTTTTCATTAGCAATCTCAGCCTTTAATTTATTTAAATCTATTTTATTATTAGCCATTTTATAATTTATTATATTTTTTTATAAATACTCCATTATTTGAAAAAGGTTATCTTTTTATATGGAATTGTTGGTTTTTCTGTTTCACTAACCTCAGTTGGAGTTTGATTTAATGTTGTTTGAGTTTGATTTAATTTATCATTAAAAAATTTATCGTCTTGTTGTTTATTAGTATTTACTAAAGAATCATAAAGTTGTGGTAAATTACCAACAATTGCAATATCAGGAATATTTTGTCTATCTTTATCTTTAACTTGAATTAATTGGAAATCTTTTTTATCATCAATTACCACTAAATAATTACCATGACTAGTTTTATGTACTCTACTAGCAATATCACGTAGTTTAGTTACATCATCAGCAGTAATTTTTCTTGCGTTCTTATTTCCTCTTCTAATACTATCCCATTTCGCTCTATCTCTATCACCTCTTGAAATTTTATCACCTTTAAATTCTCTATCATAAGTATAATCGAAATCGGGTTCATTTTTTGTTGAAACATAAGCAATAATACTCGTCATGTCTTTATCACCACCTTCATGATATCCAGCAGGTATCATCGGTAAACCATTCGCATCATTAAATTTTTTCCCTATTGGGTATATTTTTGATATTTTTGATACATCGAACATCCTCCATCCCGGTTTTGAACCTTCAGAATCTGTCCAATAATCATGATGTTGACTATCAGTACGTGTTGGTTTATTATCGAAATGCCAACTATTTCTTGGATTATCTTGCCATGCTCTTAAAACAGTGTTTCCCGCAGTACTTGTTCCTAGAACATATGGTCTTATTGTACGATAACCAGTTTTATTTTTATCATCACCATTATAATAAAGATAAATCCATTCATGATTCTCAATAGCTTTGACAATATTGTCTTGGCTAACGCCTTCAGTTATAAGATGACGAAAGTTTTTTATGTTTTCAAATAATATTTTTGTTTCTTCACTCATTAAACTGTACTATTCCCAAAACCATATTCTTTACTTTTAGTATAAAGACCAGAATTCTTAGCTAACATACATTCTCTGTTAGCAAAATCAATACTTGTCCCAGCTTCCATACCAGCACTTTCTGGTTCTCTACCTTTCTCATCACCATCTGCCATTGTATCTGGTGATGCTGGTAAATATTGATTAGTAGAACTATAACCATCAGCATTTTTAGCCATCATACAATTTCTGTTAGCGATATCGGTTTTTGTTCCAATACTTCCACCTTCTTGTTCTGGTTCTCTACCCTTATCATCACCATTAGAAAAACTATCTGCATGACCTGCACCATATTCGTTACTTCTTGTGTAGCCATCAGCATTTTTAGCCATCATACAATTTCTGTTAGCGATATCGGTTTTTGTTCCAATACTTCCACCTTCTTGTTCTGGTTCTCTACCTTTATCATCACCGTCAGAAATTGTATCGGAAGTAGCTGGGCAATATTCATTCCCGGGAGAGTGCCTAGCACTGTTCTTAGCAATTGAACATGTTCTATAGTCTTCACTATTTTCTAATAATCTGCTGCTTTCATCTGCCATTTTGTGTGTGTTAATTTTTTTATTGTTTATTTATAAATACTTTTAATCATATTTTTTAAATACAAGAGTGATATATTCGATTAAATGTGGAACTAGTTCAAGAAATTCCATTTCACTTATATCATACCAACCATATTTTACATTCTCTTTCATATCGAGTTCAACATCAGTATCATCACCTTCATATCGACAAGCAAAAACAGTTTCTTCACTATCAGCGTGTCTTTCAATACTAAAAGATTCAATAAAATTATTTATTTCTAAACCAGTCTCTTCTTTAATTTCTCTTTCACATGCTTTCTCTGGGGATTCTCCTTTTTCAATACTACCACCTACAAGTGCCCATTTATCTGGCATCCATTGGTCCTGAAAATCTGAACGTTTTAATAATAAAATTTTATTATCATTATTTACAATAACAGCAACTGCGTTTTTATCTTTCTCTTTTTTCTTAGCTTCATTAAGTCTTGGTGTTTGTTGTGGTTTTAATTCTGAATTATTAGTATTTGAATTAACATCACGTCTAATATTTTTCGACCTAGCAACACCTGCTCTATCTTGATTCAATGTAGTTTCAATAAATGCTTTCATTAATTGACCACCAGCAAGATTAAATTGGTTTGGGTCACCTGTTTGAGTATTGAAGTAATCGAAAAAATTTTTCAATCTCTTAAGTGTTTGATAAGTCAAATAACCATTATTAAGCATGAATTTAGCTCGTTTAACGCCTTCTCCTGTCGGATTGGATACCAAGGATGCTTGAATACCTTTAAGTACTTCAGGTGGTATCTTATATGTTTTATCGTATAATTCCTGATTAGCCATTATTAATCTCCAATAAATTAATTAGTTTATTCTTATCTTTAGTTTCTAATTTATTAATTAAACCAGCAATTTTCTTGATTTTTTTATCGCTAACTTCTCCATCATCAGATTTTTTTGACATTTCATCTTCAGACTTAGTAACCATTATATCTTCAACAACTTTAGATTCTGCAATATTTTCTTTGAATTGTTCGTCAAGATTTTTTAATGAATTTTCAAAATGTTTTTCAATAACCTTAATTATTTTACTTGCCCATTCAACACTATGTTTCATAGATTCGTCTGAAATTTCACCATCAGTAACATGTTTCCTATAATCAGGTTTTATGCTTTTAGGATTTCTAAAATAATGACTTAAAATATCAATATATCTTTTGTTCATAAGGTCAACTAAATCATTTTCCAATTCGGCTTGACCTTGATTTTTATCTTCACCTTCCATGAATGGCATTAATGTGAAACCAAAACGACCTAACATATCATATCTAAACGGTTGTGTTCCAACTTTAGCGTTATAGTCAGTTGTATTATTTGCAGCAGTCTCTAAATCGCTGCCATTTGAGGGCATATCGTCATTACTAATTAATTCACCATTACCATTAATAATTTCATCAATTTCTTTCTTCTTATATTCCATGATGGGTTCTTTTTCATATAAATACTTCTAAATATCAATATGCACCATCACCACCATCCGTAACATCAAAATATTCATTTTCGTTGGCAATACTTTCTTGTTCTTCAATATAATCATCAAAAGCATCTTTAGATTTATCAACTTGTGCAAATAAAATTTCCATTGTACTATTAGCTGGAATACCATATTTTTTCTTAAACTCTTTAAAATATCTTTCTCTTTTATTAGCTTGTGCTTCAAGATAAATTTCCTTATCCGTTTTTTTCCCTAATTCAGTACTCTCAAGTGCATTAATTTTTGATTGTTTTTCTTCCCTCAATTTATCTAATTCAATTTCAACATCACTTTTTGGTACATCTACATTACTTCTAATAATTTGCATATAAACACCATTAAAAGCAGCAACATGATATTGACTATCATCTTTAATTAAAACTAAATCACTTGCCTGATAATTATCATTAATCGATTTAATTTGAGCTTTATTATTATTATTATTCATTAAATCATTAAGATGATTCAAAGCATTTTCATATATTTCATAATGCACTTTATAATCATCACGCATTTTAAACCCATCCCATACAAGTCTTGGGTCATAACCTGTTTTATTCCAAAAATCAACTTCCATTTCTTCAAGATGCATAGATTCATCAAAATCATCAAGGTCAAAATTTTTCAACACTAATTGGTCTGAGGTAAACATTTCTTTTTTCAATTCACCCTTTCTTTCACCCTTTTTAATAATACTAACCAATATTTTCTTCGCAACATCAGGTTCAAAACCAACCAAAATTGATTTAACTTTAGAATTAAATGCTGCAAGATATTTTTCATAATTATATGTACCTCTCATTTCAGGATTTTCTTGAAGGTCTTTATTACTAATTAATTCCGAAGCCATTCTCATTTCACCAGTTTCTTTATCCTTAATTTCTTTTGATTCACCATGTGATTTTACATACCCTGTATTAACATAATATATAACACTGTCTAATTCAGGTTCTTGTGGCATATAATTAATAATTAATTTTTCTTTATCTAAAGGTGTTAAAGTATCTTCTTTTTCTTTATCATACTGCACCTTATCTTTATGAATCTCAAAAAGCTCAACAGCTTGTTCAGCACGTCTTTTTATTAGAAGTTCCATATGTGCTTGCATTGCTTTAGCTCTACCATTCTTATCGTTACCCCTATTTTTATAACCTTTAAGTGTTATTTTAATCTTACTCTTACTCGCAATTTTTTTCAAAGGTATTTGCATATACCTAATATCTTCGGCATAATTATGATAATAATCAACAAATTCTTTACCTTTTCCATGAAGAATAAGGTCGAGACCTTTATCGATAAATTCTTCAATATATTCTGGCATTGCTTTAGATTTTATTGTATTACCAGTTAATTTAATTTTTTCTTTCATTTCACCAGTCTTCTTATCTTTGACCAGTGAAAGTGTTGCATAATTAATACGAGCAAGATTCAAACAAGACTCACTTTTACCATCATCATCAACACTCATATATGGTTTAGGCATTTCGGTAGCGTTGAAATATTCGATAAGTGCAGAGATACCAGTTTTTCCATTATACTGCCACATATCTTCAATTGCACCCTCACTTGCACCCTCACTTACACCATCATTTGTTACTCTAATATTTGTCATGTCGGGAATCTGGAAGTTAACACCATCAGTTACAGCTAATAAAGCAACACATCCAAATTTACTAAACCAGTGAATTGCATGTCTTAGTTGAATTCTAGCTGTAGCTGTAATTCTTCCAGCACAAACATTATCAGACCAATTAAAACTAATATGAGAACCCAATGCACCATAAAGCGAGTTGTTAAGAATTTTAATAGGCAACTGCTTAACCTTAAACATTGCAATATCTTCTGAAGTTAATTTATTATTAACATATTTATCATATACTTCAGGGTCAAGTTGTTGTAGAAGTTCAATTTCTTCTTTATCAAGTTCAGCACCACTACCCATTTTCTTATAAATGTTACGAGTAGTTGTCATATATAACAACATCCTCTGCATAACACCAGTAATGTCGAATATTGGAAACACATTATCAGTTAATTGAATCATAGGATAAAGTGATGCATAATCAATCTTAATTAGTTTTGTGATATATCCTTTTTTATATGTTCTTGCTAAACCACCACTAAAATGTTCATACTTATCAGGAATTGGAATAGCTAAATCATTCTCATAACTCCAAGCAGTTAAAAGTAAATTCCAAACTGCTGCCGTACCCATTGTGCATATTCTCTGATATGTGGTAGGTACTATTTTAGCAAGCATAAATGATGATTGATTATATAGTTCATCAACCTGTTCTGTTTCCCAGAGGTCATCAAGCAAGTATTGTTTAACAAGTTTTTTACCACCAATAAAAATACTTAATTTTTTATCAACACAGTTCGCTTTATACCAACTAATAAAATCATTATTTTCCTTAAGGAATTTATTCCTATAGACTTTATATTGTTCCGTTGATAATTTGGCTTTATTGATTTGTAATTTATAAAGATTTAATGAAACATCCTGAAACTCATCTGGAATCTCAACATATTCATTTTTTTCATTACAAAGAAATACTTTATTTTCATTATAAAACCTACCAATATCGTTATCTTCACCCTTAATATATGTTCTATTTTCTCTAGCAAAATGCTCAAACTTAGCAACATACTTCAAATTTGTTTTTTTCAAATCAGTATTCACAGCAGCAGTTCGTTTTGCTGCATGTAATGTATCAATAAGAGAATATCCCCACATTTTTGTTGCGGTATATTTGTCAGCAGTATTACCATACTTAACACTAGTACCACCTTTTCTACTAAGATTAAATCCTTCTTTAAGACTTGTAGGAACTTTAGTTATATCCATTCCAAGCATTTTCGCTCTTCCAAGAATAAATTCCATATCAAAATCTTCTGAGTTATGTCCTAAAATAACAGCAGGTCTAATGTGGTCAACTAAATTAAAAAAATCTTGAATTAATCTAATTTCAGATTCATTATCATCACGTTTATCAACCTCTAATATTGTTTCATAACCCCTATTATCCCTAACACCAATCGCAAACATTCTGGCAATCTGATAACGTAAACCAGTTGTTTCAATATCGTATGTTAAACGATGAACTTCCTTATATTGTTCATAACCCTTATAAAGCCTTGATTGTGTAGAAATAAAAAATTGTTCCTCTAGTCTTGGTGAATAAAAGAAATCACGATTTTTGTAAACAATTCTATTTTTCTCGTCCCTGACAAGTTTACCTTCTTCATCAAAAAGTTTTTCAAATGGGTCAAGTCCACCATCTCTTAAAAATTCAGTAATATCATTACTTGACCTATGACTGGTTATTTTATAACAATAACCATCAACCAATCTTTTTTGATTACCAGTTTTTAATTCAGTAATCTTAATACCATACTTAATTTTCTTACTTTCAATATAAGACTCATCTCTACCAACATATAATTCTCTACCAAATTTAGATAAATCTTTCATGTATCTGAAAGGTTGATATCTTATCTTCTCAATTTTTGGTTTTTGATTTGGTTCATGAATTACACATTCAGCAATATCCGTTCTTGGGTCGGTCTCAACATTAACCAGATATTTAATCTCACTATTATAACCTTCAAGAAATCCTTTAATTTCACCAAGGACTTCATGTTTATTCATCTGTTTTTTTACTTTAGGGTCTAACATTTCAGTTTTATTTAAATTTCCATATGTTTTTCTATAATATTATTTATTGAATTAACTATATTATTCATTTGATGATTAACATCACCTGTTTCTCCTTAATTTTTTCTATTACCTCAGTTAAAATTTTAACAGTTTCAATGATTTGATTATCAACGTCTTTTAGAAAATCTAGTTCATTAATTCTAATTATATGACAATTATGAATCTCAGTTAGATATTTTTCACGTATCATATCACTCTTTTTATGTTTAGTTTTTCTATGATATTTTTCGTCCCATTCTATACAAATATTATATTCTTCAATATAACCATAATATCCACCACTCTTTATGTTCTTGTTATACACTCTATACATAAGAACCTTTTCATTACCACAGACATCACATTTTACATGTAATTTACAATGACTACCTAATTTTAAATCACATACCTTTATTAACACTATTGTACCAATCCCAGTATAGGTATAACCCAAATCAACTAAATATTTTTTATTTGATGCATGCCATTTTATTTCAACAAATTCATCTAAAATCATTCATATTTATATTAATTTTCAAGTATTATTTCTTAATATCAATCTTACCTTCAATATCCTTTTTAATTAAAAATCTTAATCTTTTTGACAATGATAAACCGTTCTCATCACAATATTGTTTATATTTTTCATTTAACAATTTGGAAATTCTAATAGTTAACGTCCCGATTAATACTTTTTCTCTTTTCATTTTGTTAGTGCTTTGTTATTACATATAAATACATGATAATTTTAAAAAAGATTATTATTTTCGTACTTTTCCTTAATTTTCTTAATTACATCCCCAAACACAGATTCTTCAGCATTTGAAGAATACTCTTCGTTATCAATAACCTTTGAGACTTCAGATTGTTTCGATTCAATTAAATTATAAACATAAGCATCAATAGTATTGGTAATGATAATAGGATAAATAACCACATTATTTTTTTGTCCTATTCTGAAAATTCTTGCAGCAGCTTGTGAATATTCACCTAACGAATATGGTAGCGTAAGTAAAAACATTTTAGATGCAGCAGTTAATGTAATTCCAAAATTACCTGATGAAAAAGTGGAAAGAAATATTTTAATGTCACTATTATTATCTTGGAAAGAGTTAATCGCATTATTTCTATCCTCAATTTTCTCATCACCAGTATGTAATACTGAAATATTAGGATATTTGTTATGTATAGTTTTTAAAGTATCTTTAAAAACATCAAAAATAACAACCTTTTCGCCACACTCTAAAATATTATCAATTAATTCATATATATAATTTATTTTACTATGTGATGTATATTGTCTTAATCTTAGCATTACAGTAAGTGCATTTTTTTCCTCTGCTTTAGTAAATTCATTATACACACCCAATTCAATCTCATCATATGTTTTTTGTTCAGAATCATCCAACTCTAACATTATTTTTTGATATGTTTTGTCTGGAAGAGAATCTATTACATCTTCAATTTTTTTCCTATAAACAAATGGTGATATCTTATGAAACAACTCTTCAAATTTAGTGTTTGCTTCATCAACTGTCCAACCATATCCCCCATTAATGTCACGAAACATTCCCAAATAATATGAATAGAAATATTTTTTTGTTGTAAATTCTAATGGACTTATTTCATGTAAGACATTATAGAGTTCTTTTGCTCTATTAACTATTGGAGTACCAGATAGGTATGCAGAAAACCTATTATTGTTTCTAAAAATATTGTCATTAAAAATTCTTTTATAGTTTTTAAAAATATTGGTTTTACTATTCTTAATTTTTTGACATTCGTCTAAGATTAGTGCGTCAATGACATTTATATTTAAATCTCTCCATTTTTTATTGGCATAATCCTTATTACTTGAATTAAAAAAATCGTAATTTATGATTATATAACGAGCATTTTCAATACCACAATCATTTTTTTTCCAATTAACAATATACACACTACTGTTCGAAAATTTTTTTATTTCATTACGATAATTAAACATAAGACTTTTGGGTGTTATTACTATAACCCTTTCAAAACCGTTCATCTCACATGCAGCAATAGCCGACAAACTTTTACCAGTACCCATATCTAGTGCGAGAAGCGTATTTTTCACTGTGGACATGAATAGTGCAGCTACTATCTGGTGTGGATAAAGTTTAGTCCCCTCTTTTAAAAACGCATGTAATTTTTCACTATATTCTACATAAGTCTCTTCCAGTTCTTGTTTATATTTAACCCAATGTTCTTTCTTTACATTGAGTTTAGCAATAAACTTACGTTTTTCAAGTTCTTTTATTTCTAGTTTTTTAACTTGATTGATGAAAATCTTACGACTTTCATCATTACCGAAATCAAAATGAATCTTCTTTGAACCCTTATATCTTTTAATTAACGCAAATACGGATATCGTTTTTACCTCCCAACATAACATACCAGCATTCCATTTACGAGTATCATCTGGTAAGTTTTTAATACGTTGTTGAAGTTGGTCATTAATGGGATATCTGAGGTAATACCATTCAGTTCTCCTAATCCTCTCACAGTTAACGATAAACGGCATCTTGCTTAATTCCATATTTCTATTTAATTCACAAAGTTAATCAATAATTTATAATAATTCAATGTTTATTCAAAAAATCTTTCACAATGAACAACAAATGAATTATTCAAGTATTTATCTTAAAAGTAGTTAATTATGAAATCAGGTGTTTATATAATTAAAAATTGTATTAATGAAAAACTATATGTTGGTAGTTCTAAAAATATTAATGAACGATGGGTAAAACATAAATTTACACTAAATAATAAAAAGCATTGTAATAAACATTTGAATAGTGCATGGAATAAATATGGTGAAAATAATTTTAAATTTTCGGTCATTGAATATGTTGAATTAGATAAATTGATTGAAAGAGAACAATATTATATTGATTACTATAACGCCTGTGATAAAAACATTGGATATAATATTGCACCCCAAGCTGGAACTAATTTAGGGTGGCAACCATCAGTAAGCACGAGAAAAAAAATGAGTGAAAGTGCAAAGAAAAAACCGCCAGTCACCGAAGAAACTAAAAAGAAATTAAGTATAGTTCATATGGGAAATAAAAATGCATTAGGTAGCATTAAAACGACAGAAATGAAGAAAAAACAGTCGGAATTAATGAAGGGTACAAATCAGGGTGAAAAAAATGGTATGGCAATTACTAATAAAAATGAAGTTATTGCTATACGAAATGACTATAATAATGGTATGACGTTATCACAATTACAAACAAAATATAATAAAAAGAATTCATTCACATATCAAATTGTTAAAAGATTAAGATGGGAATGGTTGGAACAACCAGTTAAATAACACTAGTTTTTGTAATACTATCAGAAATTTGAATATTTATTTGATTTTGGGTAGGTAATGTAATTTTACCACACCCATATTCCGTATTTAAAAAATCGACAACAAACTCACCATAATATCTTCCAGTCTTAGCTGTTTGTGATAATTTGAACTTATAAGTCAATGTATATTGTAGTTCATCAGGATATTCAGGTCTGTTATTATTAACAACAAGATTCCCAGCAACATTGGCAATACGATAATTACCAGTATCAGCTTCTATCATAGAGAATGTTACAGCACAGTTTTCAAGCATATCCTCAGTAATATCATATTGCTCCATTGTGAATTGAGTCAAAGGATATTTTAAAACTGGCAGTGTACTGTCTTTTTTAATAAAAAAATTATTAATATTGAATGTTGAGTAATCCATTATCCTATTTCTTCGTCAGCATTTTCACCCGAAATTATTCTTTCAGCTTCCATTATTTTTTTTCTATTGGCTTGAACTGTCTTGATTTTATTCTTGGCTGTTGCTCCAATACCATCACCAATAAGACCCATCATCAAGGCTTCGAAATAAGTAAATTCGTGTCCAACAAATTCAATATAGAATCTAAATAAAACATATGTTGATAATATTGTCGCTAAATATCTACGCCAATTATCTTTCAACCAGAATCTCCACTTCCATTTCTTAGGGGTTTTAGTTCCTAATTTATCTCTTGAACTTGTTTCATTTAAACCATAAATAATATATCCTATCATAATAAACCATGCAAATCCAAATAGTTGAACCCAAGTATATGTCCCAAAGATTACTTCAAAAATTTCACTCATAATTTCTGTTTAATATAAAAACTATTATTTTTCCTTTATTAACTATGAATATATGCAAGATTAAAAATAGCATTAAGAAAAGTAGCATCAGTTCCATCAGCAATATAAACTTGGATTTGAAATGCATCTCCAGCATTTGCTTCTAAATATAATGGTACAGTAACATTAGTATAATTACCACTACCTTGCCCCGTAGCTCCTATTTTATAACCAGATTGTGTTGCTTGGGTTACATTATAAATTCTAAATAAATAGTCTTTACCGTTTCCACCTTCAAATGTAATAGATAAAACTCCTGAATAATCTGCTGCATTAGTAAGAATTAACTCATCATCAACTATACTAATACCACTTGCTTCTATTCCAGTCCATAAAGTGTTTCCAGAATTAGTTATAAATGTCCAACTAGCTACACCGATTGAAAGAGTTTCTGTTTCATCTTGGAATCCACCATAAGCATGCCATATAGAAGATTGTTTTAGTTGTTCTCCTGTTATGTTTCCAGTACTAGTTAAATCATGACTACCTAAATCCACATCAGTAGTTGCACCAGTATATGGTACATAATTACTAGTTTCTCCACTTATTTGACTTGTAACCCATCCCTTATCAACTAATGAATAATCATTGAAATTATCACGATAATTATCACCAT